GATATGCCGCCCACCGCCCGGCAGGCCGTTATCATGCTGGCGTCACATTGGTACGAGTCACGTGACGGCAGCACCGGCGGATTCTTCGGTGACAGGACACAGGCGGCCGATGCCGTCATGACTGCGGTAAACCGTCTGCTTACGCTGGATAGGAGGGTTGCGCTGTGAGTTTTGGTAAAATGACAACGCCGGTAGTACTTATCGGACTTGGCGAATATTCTATCGGCGATGACGGGAGCGCGGTCGATAACCCATACAATATCAAGCGTACCTTTGCATACATGGAGCAGCGAAATTTCGGAAAACGCTGGATAAATCTAGCCGAATGGACGGAAGCGAGCGTAATGTTTCGTCTGCGCTTTGACCCTTCCCTGGTGCTTGACGATATCCGCAGGGTTCAGGTGGACAAGCCCAGCGGAAAGACCTATAAGGTGTTGTCAATTGAAAATGTGCGCGGCCGCAGCATGTATATTGAAATTCTGGCCGAGTTAATCGAACCTTTAAGGATGGGATAAAGCATGATACTTGATGAACTTATAGCGCTGTTTAGAAACATTGGAATCGCCAGCGGCACAAGCGTATTCCCGGAACGTGCGCCCGAAACATTCTGCGTGCTGACGTCAATGTACGACAGCGATAGTCTGCACGCCGATGATGAACCAGGATTCGAAGTTTGTGGCGTACGCATAGGATTTTTCACAAAAGATTCCTGGACACTGCGCGTTGCTCAAATCAAGCAGGAACTGCGAAAGGCCGGATTTGTAATCAGCGATTCCCGATACATCGAACGCGAAAGCGATATAAAACTTCACCACTATAACATTGATGTTGAAAAACATTACAAAATTTAAGGAGGTACAAAATGCCAGCAATAGGTGTTAGAAATTTACACTATGCCCCGATAACAAATGAAGATCCGGTAACAGGTTATGAAACATATGGCGACCCGGTTCGTCTTGCCAGAACGATAACTATAAATCTGAGCGTTGAACTTGCCGATGCAATTCTTTACGCCGACGACGGCGCGGTGGTTGTTATCAAGGAATTTAAGACAGGTAGTCTTGCGATTAATGTTGACGATTTGGGACATCAAGTATCCGCTGCAATTATCGGTGCAAGTATCGATGATAACGGTGTGCTTGTTAATGCTGATATCGATACTCCAAACCCTGTCGCTATTGGGTTTGAAGCACCAGATGCGTATAAACGGCTGCGCAAGTTCTGGCTGCCGCGCGCAACCTTCGGAGTACCGTCCATGGAGCTTGAAACTATGGGAGATTCGATAACTTTCAAGACTCCGACAATAAACGGCACTGTGATGAAGCGAAACAAGCTGGATGCCCGCGGCGCAAGGCCGTGGAAATTTGAAGCCCGGGAAGGCGATATAGCCGTACCGCAGAGCGTGCTGGACAACTGGTTCAACGAGGTTTATGACCCGGATAACGTGGTTGTGCCGCCAACTGAGCCACCCATCGAACCGCCGGTCGAACCAACTGAACCATAAACGGAGGAATAACAAATGTCAGAACATAAAGATTACACAAAAACCGTAAACATCGGCGGTCAAGAGCTCGAATTGCTGCTGACTACGGCGGCCGTCAAGCAAATAGCCAAGGAATTCGGCGGATTCGAGCAATTGGGCGAAAAACTGGATTCGGGTGCCGACGTCAGCGAGTTGCTGGGCATATTGATTAAGCTGGTTGTTATTCTTGCGAACCAGCCCATTTTGATTCATAACCTTACAAACAAAGACAATCCGCGCGAGGAGTTGACCGTTGAAATGGTGGAGCTTCTCACAACGCCCGGCGACTTGATTGACGCAAAGGACGCTTTGTTTGACACAATCACCGCCGGCATGGGACGGCAGATTGAGGCTGATGACGCTCCGGCCGGGGAGGACGCCGACCCTTTAGCGGCGGAGAATCCTGGGAAGCTTGCTTCATCCGGCTGAGTTACTACGCAACCGTGCAGATGCACATGCCGCCGGAACGATTCTGGCTTATGCCTTTTGGGTTGTTTCTCGATATGTGGGAATGCCACAAGCAGTTTATTTGGGCGTCAAAGCCCGCGGCGGCTCAGGCAACGATAGATGATGTTATCCCGCTTGGGATATGAGTTCAGCAGTCAGGATTCAGGAGGGAGGATACAGGTCAAAATTTACACCTGCTTCCTCACTCCTGAAATCTGTCAACTGATTTGGGTGCTAAAGTTTAGCACCTTGCCAGAAAAGGAGAAAATTATGGGAACAATTGACCCTAAAAGCCAGGCTATAGATATTCTGCTGCGTCAGCTGGCACGCCTTGACGAAAGCGCAGAAAAATATAAGATGTTTCCCCGGGCCAGCAGGCGGTTATCGCAGGGAATGGGCAGCATCGCGCGCTCACTGGCCGAGCTCTGCCGCACTCAACGGCCAATGCGGTAACAACATAACGCTCCGGTGCTAAAGTTTAGCACCGGGTATGAAGGAGATAACCATGCCTAAACAACCAGAAATGAAAATAACCGTTAACGTTGAGGGAATCGGTGAAGCTAAAGAGCAGATTAATGAATTGATTACACTACTCGAAAAGGCGCATGGTATCATACAGCGTCTTAATGAAAACAGTGCATTCAAAATTATAACTGAAAGTCAAAATATTCTTGAGACGCCGTGCTGAGCATTTCGCTCCATGACTTGAACAATGTAGCTTTTTTAATATAAGCATCAAGGGCTTTTTCTGGAATCGCCTCAAACTGTGATTGTGTCTTATATGAAAAGCCGCCATGTTTAAGAAAAATACGCAAGCTTGGATATTTCTTTGTGCTTCTGTACATGAAATCGCGTGTAAAAATATCGTCAAAAGAAACGCCTTCTGCAAGTTTGCTGGCAGTACGGCTAGCATTATCAAGTTTCTTTTGGAGCTTATCAAGTTCATCTAATCCAGTTATTTTGATATTCATTGCATATCACCTCCTCTCATCGGTCTGCCGGCGGCATTGTCCTCTCACAAGCCCGCCGGCAGGTAACATTCTATCACATTTAAACATTTTGCGCAAACACAGCAGCGGTGCTAAAGTTTAGCACCGGGAAAGGGGGTAAGGTATGTCTACGTTAGAGCAAATTAAAGAAAGCTATTATCAGCAGCTTCGCGACGCATACATACAAAAGTGCAGAGAGCGGCACCGAACTCGCAGAGCTTACTTGAAACTTCAAGGGAAGTTGCAAATGTCAAATTCAGATTTAGGCACTTCCTCTGGCATTATATCGTAATTTGTTTGCCTTAGTCCATGTGGTGTTTTGCTGTAGCCAATAGCACTAAGAAATGCAGGGCCAGTGTCGTCTGCTTCGTGTAAAAACAGCACCACATGCTGGTGATTATCGCAAACTAATGCGTGACATAGTTCTTGTAGTTCCGAAACGCGGAGCGTAATTATGTCAATCATTAAAAAAACCTCTACTTTAATAGATTTTACGGTGCTAAAGTTTAGCACAGGCAGAAAGGAGGGAGAAAAGATATGAGCGATAATATTCCAAGTTATATACCTAATGAATGTGAGGACAACTCAGGCACGGACAAGCCTGCAACAGTAAAATACCTCAGAGGTTTACACGATTTCTATTGGAAAGTCCAAGGTGAACTTATACGCGAACGCTGCGACTATATTTTGACGCAACTTAAGAAAACAACCATAGCTGCTATTGCAATTTCAAGTATAATTACGGTTGGTAGCGTATGTCAATTTTTGCGTACAGACGCTTTACAATTATATTGATGCCGGCATATTCCTGACGCTGACAAATAAAGATTTGCCCCGCGGTAAGCAGAAGCAGAAATACAAAAAAGTACGCAAAGCTGCGCGGGCTCCAAAGGGCGAGAGTATCGAGCGGCGGCCGGAAGAGGTTGCCGGCCGTGAGGCGTTCGGTCACTGGGAGATGGACTGCGTCGAGGGCAAAAAGCGCAGCAGAAAGACCTTGCTTGTGCTCACCGAACGCAAGACGCGCTTTGAAATTATTATTCCGATGAAGTCTAAAAAGGCGAAAAATGTAGTCGCTGCGCTGGACGCTCTAGAGCGAAAATACGGCAAATGGTTTCGGGTGATATTTAAGAGCATAACCATTGACAACGGCAGCGAATTTTCGGACAATGACGGTATGATTCGCTCTTGCCTGCGGAAATATATCCGGACGAATACGTATTTCTGTCACCCCTACAGCGCTTTTGAGCGCGGCAGCAATGAAAATCAAAACCGTTTTATCCGGCGGTGGTATCCGAAGGGCACGGATTTCGGAAAAGTCCCGGTGAAGGAAATCAAAGAAATGAATGCCTGGATGAATGATTATCCGCGAAAGCTGCACGGCTGGAGGTCAGCTGCGGTGCTTTTTGATGAGGAAATCGAGCGGTTAAAGGCAGCGGCATAATCAAGGGTGGTTGGGTGGGATTTGAATAGTTCGCGGCGGCGTTTTGCGCCCTTCCTGGGGATAATTATCCCCAGGAAGGGCGCAAGCTTGCATCAAATTTGAAAAGTTTCTTGAATTCTTGAAAAATCACTTGATTTTCGCTTCTCTTTTTGCTATAATGAACTCAGAGAAATGCTAC